ACGCTCCGCGATTACTCGCTTACCGTGTTGTAAAGCGATTACTCCTCCTACTCTCTACATGTTTAATTTTTATTTTTATAATGTTTCAACTGGTTAGATGAAAGTATTTGATATTATATCACAGTTCCTGGCGACCATAACACCGTTGTTGGCACACAGAACATCACTATTAACTTGACGGTTCCCGACAAGTCTGTGGTGCTGTCCATTTACGATGCGGTCAAGAACCGGGAGTGTATTGACGAAATACGCAGTGCGGACCCCCAGCAAATCCCGGCAATATTTTTCAAGTATACGCGGGGCACGAAGGCTGAGCAGAAAGTCATTCAGTTTGACGCTGACAAGAACCTCGTGCGCCACAAGGACCCCATCACCGGGAAGGAAGTCGCCAAGGACCTCAAGAAATACAGAAACGAATACCTTGCCAAGAATGCTGACGTGTACGATGATGACTACCATATCCCATACATGCCTCGGGAAGTCCAGCGAAGCATGAAGGACTTGTCCGCTCCAATTTACGAAACTGGCAAGAAGAAAGTTGCTCCTATTCCTGCAGCAAAAATCATCAAGATGTGTGCGACCGGAGATCACAAGATGTATAAACTTCCCGAGGAGTCGAAACAATTCTACACAGACGTTGCCGAGAACGTTGACAACGAAATAAAGTCAACTGTATAATTGAATCACAGACGATGCCAAGAACGTTGACATTGTTTTGGTAAACCAGATCATGCAAACCACGTAATTACATATGACAATAACTTAAATAATTTTATGTTATTGTTTATTAAATGCTGCGGCAAGACATAAGCACTGCAAAACTCGAAACCATAATCAGCTATCCATTTATTCGTCTGACACAAGATAATACCTTTGAAGACTTTGCCCGCCAGTGTGCAGACGAGTTGGGTGGCACTCCAGAAGACTGGATGCGCAAGAACCGCAAGTTACTTGGTATATTTGGGTCTAAAAACAAGAAACTTGCTAAAAATACAAGATTCCAAGTCCCTTCCAAGCTCGTAGCAGATGCGAGCAACAGGTTCTTCGAGACAGTTGGTCTCGCGAAGAAGGCGCACACCTTGGGGGCGTCTCCCACAACCATCATCAACATGTCAAATGATTCCACCCCCGATAACTCACCGGAATCAACCAATGGTACTACTTATAGTTCACCAGAGGAAAAATTCAGCATTGTTTGTTTTTCATATTGACACTTTTTGGAACGCATCACTAGAAGTTTGAAGAAGAAGGATTTGCCTGATGAGCAAGGTTGTGAACAGTTGCTTGGAAAGCTTATGAAAGCTTTGATGTAACGGAAATATGTGGGTTTATGATGACTAATCATGCTCTTTGTACTTTGGCACAGGTTTCGTTCCACCAGGACTCGTAGGTTGGACGGTAAAAAACGCACCTGCTGGGTTTCTCTCCGAGAGCACCATTCACATCACCGCATCTTCCATTTGGTCGCGACTGACCTCCCCAATCTCCCACACGTCCTCCTGCAGTTCTGTTGACCTGTGTCAGTTCTTGGCCAGAACCTGCTGGACCATTACAACTATCATTAAAACCAGACTTTTTCCACTCGCCGATGTAAATGTCAATATTGGGATATATTTGACCCTTGTAATTTTGGAAGCAGTAGTTATCGTCTCCATGGTCTCCGCAGAAATCATCTACTCTCATAAGACCATTGTGTTTTTGACCGTTTGGCATTGTACGGCCTTTTAGGAAATCAACTAAGAGTATGTCTCCATATTTTACAGAACCATTCTTGAGATATCTTGATGGCAATGCCACAGAAACATATGGCACAAGTTCTTTTCCTTGTGACGACAAATTACTGTTGGGAGGTGTGTTATCCTGAACACTGTACCATGTCAGCACATAAAACCCAATGTTCTCGCCCAACTGATAATCCGACGAAGGAGCTGGTGCTGGTACTGGCTTTGGTGCTGGTACTGGCGTTGGTGGTGCGGGTCGCTTCTCGGGCTGAGGACAACTGGGAGTGCGGCACTGCCTTGTTCCACCATCGACGTCTCCCCAATCCAATCCGGTGTCTATGAAACCAGCGGGACACTTCCACCCAGAGGGGGTTGCCACGCGCTTAGCGTACTGACAAGGCCCCGTTGGGGGTTTAGGGGCAGGAACAGGTTTAGGCGCTGGTGCGGGTTTAGGGGCAGGCGCGGGTTTAGGGGCAGGGGGAGGTGGGTCATCCGGTGTGTTTCCACAAGGCCCTATTTTACACTGGAAATTGCTTGCCTGTCCCCTTCCGGTGTCTGTGTAACCAAGAGGGCATTCGTATTTTCCATTTTTAGAAACACGTCTTGTATACCCGCACGCATTTGGTTTGAGAGCAGCGCAGGGCCCCCTTGTACATTGGATTTCTCCATCAACATCCCCCCAATTTCTTCCAGTGTCTTTGAACCCATCTGGACATGCCCACTTTCCATCGATGTTTATGCGTGAAATTGTTTCGCATTTTGTCGGGTTCTTATATTCTTTTGCAGCTGCTATTAGATCATCTGAATCCTTTTGTGTCACGGTGTATAGCTCTGCGAGTTGTTTTATAGCAGCCTGACCAGATGGTGCTGTCACAACCAGTTGAACTGCTGCATCCCATATAGTGCGTATATTGGGTTTGTTTGATACCATGGGAGGTGTGATACTTGGGTTATTTACCTGCTGAGCCATGGCAACTGCCTTTTTCTGTAAGGTTGTCCTGAACTCCTTCAAAGCTTCTTGTTGCTTCTTGAGATCATCTGTTACAGATTGTATACCTGATACAGTGGCATTTTTTATCTTATTCTTTGTGTTCTGAAAGAAGGAAAGGTCCTTCTTGGATATCTCAAGAGCTTCTTTTGCCTTGTCAAGATTGTCCAGTGCATTTTGTTGATTGTTTGCGGCATTAGTGGATACGACTGCTGCCGCAAGGGATTTTTGCAAATCCTCCATCTCCTGTTTTGACTCGGCAAGTTCGGCGAATGCAAGATCTTGTTCATTCCCAACACCTTCTATCGTATTCTGAACAGCAGATTCAATGTTGTCAACTGTGTTTACTTGTTTTTGTAGAGCTTCAGCCACTACGGCTTCGTCCACTATGCTTTTTGCATATTGTTCATTTGATCTCGATTTTGCCCTCTTTTTGAGGAAGAGTATCACAATTGCTGCCGCCGTACCAACCGCTGACAACACAACAGAAATTATTGTTATTAGAATCCACGTCTTCATTACTTCTTTAAAGTATGAGTATATTTTTATAAAAATATTATAAACTCTTACTAGAAAGAATGGACGACATTCATATCAATATCATATCACCCACCGACCTGGGAAATGGCAACCTCGGTGACATTTTTAACAATGATAACCTCGGTGATAATGGCGATAGCGGAGGCATTTCGCGTTATCTATTTTGGACCATAATTACAGTCGTCGTGGTTCTCGTCGTCGGCCTCACTGTGTTTCTTGTTAGGTATTTTAATAGGAGGTCTCGTGAATCTGGGTCAATTGTGAAAGATGTTGCTGAGTCTATCTCCACCGGTACCGAGCAGAAAGTTGCCAACCAGTTGCTCGATGTTGCAATTCGCTCAGTTACAGAGTCTGCCCAACTTGAGGCAAACACCCAGACCGCGGCAAGTCTGTATGCTACAGGCGAAGCATCGCAAGCCGATGTAAAAAAGGCTATAATCGCGTCTGAACTTTCCAAAACAGGTACATATCAGAAAAATCTGGAGGCAGCTCGGGCACTCGAGGAGCTCAGAAAGAAACAACTTGCCCAGGCAGATGCTGCAGTCCTCGCAGCAACTCAGGAGAAGTCAAAGTTATCAGCAGACTACCAAAACTTGACGAATGACATAATTGCTCAGAACATGAAAAAGGCAGAGGCAGTTCTGCTTGAAGTTACTTCAAAACGTCAGGCAGCAGATCAGGAATTCAATTCCAGTATAGCTCTCCGTATACAGGCAGAGAAGGCTGCTCAGCAGAAAGTCGATGAGGGGGCAACTCAAAAGCAAGGTATCATTGCTTCTGCAAATGCAAAGTTGCGTGATATAGTTGCCAAGGTGAATGCCTCTAAGAAAGCCACAGCAGAGTTTATTAAGAAAAAACAGGCCGATGCCAGAGCTCCAAAACAACCTAAACCCGCTCCTGCTCCTAAGCCCGCCCCTGCTCCTAAACCCGCCCCTGCTCCTAAACCCCCAACGGGGCCTTGTCAGTATGCTAAGCGCGTGGCAACTCCTTCTGGATGGAAGTGTCCTGCTGGTTTCATAGACACCGGGTTGGACTGGGGTGATGTCGACGGCGGGACAAGACAATGTCGCACTCCCAGTTGTCCTCAGCCCGAGAAGAGACCCGCACCTCCTGTGCCCGCGCCAACACCTGCTCCTTCTGGAGGGAAGGGAACTGTTGTATTGCAAAGCGGGACAGTGAAATTCCCAACCAACCAGGGGAATTATGCTGGCAATGGAGGACAACGTGTGAATGTGACAAAGCCAATTCCAAGAAATATGGAAAGGTCATGCTTGTTAGAGTGGGATGTGTTTTTCCCCAAGGGCTTTTTTGTTGGTTGTCAAGGAAAACTTGGAGGTCTGTTCTTGGCACCTCGTGGAGGAAGCGGACGTGCTTCTGGTTGCGCTGATAAAAAGGATAGAACAGGTGCCAGTTACCGCATCATGTTTGGAAAGACTCCGAGCGTGTATCAATACTTCTACTTCAATAACAGAACGTCACAGACAGGGGCAATGGCTAAGGAAGATCGTTGTGGCCTTGGAAACATGGTGGATGACTTCAAAAATATTAAAGAAGGCGATTGGAACAGTTTGAAGATTGGTCTAAAGTTGAATGACATCGGCCAGAGGAATGGACTTGCGTACATAAATGTCAACGGAAAAGAAGCCACGCAGGGTGGTATAATGTGGTCAGCAGATGCCAATTTTGTAATCACTGCAATGAGCTTTAATGCGTTTTATGGAGGTTGTACGGGCTCTCCCGCGGCAAACAGACTGCCAAACACGTATCTTGAACTCCGCAATATGAGGGTATCGGAATGGATCTGAAAACTTGTAGTTATATAAAGTGGAAAGCATACCAAATGTCATATAACTCGCGGGTGATGTTGTCAAGATCATACTCTATGGCATACGCGTAAAAATCTTTGGTAACATAAAATGTATAAGATTGATGCTTTGGAATGCGGGTCCATTGAGAAATAAAATTCCCCTTGTTGTTTGGAGCGTGTTTGGTGCGAAGGATATTGCTGGCATTTTTTGCATAAGGATATACTTTACCAAAGACACACACGGGTCTTGACATTCCATTATCCGTACCAAACATTATTGTCATCTTCTCTGGCGTCTTTGTGAACCTATTGCCAAATGCAGGAGCATCGGAACCACGCTTACCAAACCAAATACTGTTCTCACCGGACGTTTTTGCGATCTGCTCTGGCGTTTTTGTGAATGTATTGCCAAATGCCGGAGCATCGGAACCACGCTTACCAAACCAAATACTGTTCTCGCCTGAAAATTTGGCAATATGCTCTGGTGTCTTTGCCTTGCCCAAAAGCCCCGACGATATGTTGGCAGCATGCTCTGGCGTCTTCTTCCTACCTTTTAGCGCCAATGAAGTTTTTGCACGAGTCTCTTTTGAGACTGTCCAATTATTGCGACTTCCAGATTGCTTGTTATAGCCTTTATTCGGATCCATGAGATCAAACTGCGCTATAAGAAATGTCTCGATCGTATCCAAAAGATACCGAGGACATTTAACAACCACAAGATTCACAGTGCTCCACCCGTGTTCCTTGTGAACAAGAGCACGAGTATGATGAGGATTAGATCCTTTGCCGCTATCATATGTTTTCATACGTTTGGACAAACGAATTGTTTGACCAATATACAGTTTTCCATGAAGAAAAAATTGAATATAAATATGTCCTATTTTACAACGTTCCCAACGAAAAAATTCCCAGAACATTGTGACGTCATAAGGAAAGTATTCATTCTTGCGACGAGGAAACGTCACAAGCATTTGTATATAGATGGAGTGTTTTTAAATCACAGACATTTATATGATTACTTAAATGATGTTTTGTCGATATAAGATAAATGACAAAAAACAAAGCCATCAAAAATAACTTAACTGATATAATAATACTTGAACAAAATGGAAATAAAAGACAAAAGTTATATTAATTTTAAAAAGAATGTTGAACAATTTGTAATACGCTTGAATAAAGAATTGAGCAGTTATGCTCATGAGGATGGAGATTATGATAGTACAATTAATTCAGTGGCACGTGTCTGTTCACGAGATTTATCATTAGTTTTGGATGAAAAAGATCTTTTAGATAATCATGAAAATTATGAGCAACAAGACCCTTTGTACTATGGTAAAGTACCAAGATGTCATTATGTATTTCCACAAAATGATACCAATACAATGTTTGCATGTGTTACTAATGTTACAACTGGATTTGTAGATACATTTGGTGGGTATGTAGGATATATACCTAATAATTGGAGTAATGTACCTATATTCTTCTTAGAGAGTATAAGTGATAAAGATTATACACATACATATTATCAAGTATCACCCTTGGAAACTAACAATAGAAATATATGGTATGATAGAAAATAAATATATGATTATACAAATATCAGATGTCATATTTAAATATACTTGTATTATAAATGAAGAAGCGGTACATTGCATCTATAATCATTGTCACGATCCTTGCTCTCGCTGGTGTGGGGTTTCTTGTTTACAAGAATTGGTCTGATGTTCAATCTATATGGTTTTTCACAAAGACAAAGATAAAGAATATCAAGATACCTTCGGTGAAACCAAAGCCTGTGAAACCCGTGGATCCCATTGTAATTATAGAAGCATCAAAGCCTGATGCTGGTCTTGAAAAGGAACGCAATACCCTGGCTGCTAAGGCGGTGAGTATTTCCAATGACGCTGGTAAAATAAATCAGCAAGCAGTTAGTGTAGTGGCCACAGAAGCCACTTCTAAAGCTGCTCAGGCCGCCCCTGTCTCTGAAATTGTAGTGGAAAATACGAAACAGCGCGAAGTAAAGAA